ACGACGACACTCTTATCTCCAATCTTAAACATGAACGGAGTAACCTCATCCATGAATTTAGATTTACTCCAATCTCTGTATTGCTTGGTTTTCTTACCGACTACACATAGAAAGTCTTTACCTTCTAATAAGTGGAATGGATTAACCGAAGATACTGAGTCCAGTAGTTCATCTTCTTCTGGGTTGATTTGACCCTCGATCATATTATTGATCTGCGCTGAATACTTAAAAATCTTTACAGTTCCTTCTAGCTCAGGTCTTTGTGGATCCTTTTTAATATAAACCGGAGAATGATGAGTATGCCATCTTGAAAAACAAGAAGACAATTGCTCATGTAGCTCTGGCTCTTCATTTTTAAAGGATCTGATAATCGTCTCTAAGTCCCATAAGATGGAAGGCTTTTCGACCGTCGAAGGACAATCAATGTATAAAGCCTCTTTGGTTAGAGGATTCCAGAATTTAGCTGCGTATTTAGTGTATTTACTCTTGGTTTTATCAGAGATATAAGGAATAAATCTAAATACTGATTTGTAAGATCCATTATGTGCATTTGGATCCGGATTGTAGATGTTTTCATCTGATTTCTTTTGTGAAGAGCTTGAGCTTTTCACAAATGTGTCGCTGGGTAAGTCAAAAAAGTCTGTCATTTCTCGTAATTTTTTTAGTAACGTTTAGTAATTTTAAAAGATTCATATTAGATAGAATCTCTCAGTTCTTTAGCGCCATCTTGAATTTTGGACATGTTTGCTCTAACAGTTGGCATGTGAATTGCTTTTCTGACAGACTGTAGTCCCTTTCTGAGTCTGGAGCCGGCACTTTTAACCCCTTTCTCATAGTACTTTTCTACATCTCCGCTCTCTTCCATTTCCTGGATAGCTGCGTCGATTTCACCGAAAATTTGGTCTTTGACCTCTTCTACGGTAGCTTTGAATTGTTGAAAATTGCTCATAGTGTAATAAAATTTTAAGATATTATACTATGACTGGAATAAAGGTTTTAGATTTGATCTACTATTTGCTTAATTTTTTCATCCTCTAGGGATAAATTAGCATCTGGGTAGTTTTCAAGAGTGTGAAGTACCCATGTTTTTAGAACTTTATTGTATTCTTCTTTGGTGATATTTCCATTCATGAGAAATGGATATAGATACTTATCAAATATCTTATCTATTCTAACTCCCTGCTCTTTAGATCTATTATACATTCCCCATACCATTGATTCCACTTCATCTGGAAGTAGGAAATATTTGTGACTCTTTTTAGAAGATGCTCGTTTCTTATTTGAGCTAGGTCTTACTTTGAATGGTTTTCTGTTCCAGCCGATCTGGTTAGTGTGATTTAATTCATGAGCCGCTATATCTATTAGACGGTATCTAAGTTCCTCATAAAGATCTGGCTCTCTTTCGGGATCAATAATAATTGTGAAGATAATCTCGGGAACAATCAGATCAGCTTTATCTATTTTGGTACTTGCATCTATTGCAAATCCATAATGTTCGAAGTTTATTTTTTCCCAAGATAAGTCATTAAAGTGAGAATCTTTCTCAAAGTCCGGATTTGAGTCTCTCTTTAGCTGTATAACTAGATCGAATGTGTAAGGATCTACGTACTCAAGTTCCCGTATCTCATTATAGTGAGCATCAGACGCATTAGAATCTGAGATACATTTGATTATATCATCAGCATATTCAGAGAACCTAGAGCGTCCTGAATCATCCCTCTCATTTATAAATTCTGTAAAAGACTTTATCATTTCTTAGGTACGACGATAAAAGTTACATCTATTTTATCAGTGCCGTATGTTTTTCCGTCCCCGTAAAAAGTAACTTCAGTGTCTCCCACTCTTTCTCCAACCTGTTCTGACTTAACTTGGTTTTTAAAAGTATTTAGAAATTGCTTGTTATCTGGAGTTATTGTTGATTTTCTGCCTGAGATATAGTCAGACACTGCATCTTTCTTAATGTCTATAGCAGTGGTCGCAGTCTTGTCTTTGCCGATATCTTTAACGTTCGATGAAATCCAAGAATCTAACCCAGTCTTAGATATAGAATATGTTGGATATACTTTAGTTGACGATCCATCTGGATACTTTTGCTCACCTTCATCTCCTTCTTCTATGAATATAAAAATATAGTCGATTTCTTTAGGTGCGGCAGCTGCTCCTGGCTCTGCTCCCATCATATCTTGTTCTGCAATATAATTATCGAAATATCTTAAATGCTTTAAGTTTTGCATCTGTAGATTATTTTTTATTATTTATTCAGAACAAGTGAACGTTTATACGATTATCCGTCGCATGCAACGCAATCTATCATGGCAGCCTGAGCTATGTCTCCTCTAAGAACAGATTCGGTTCTCATATAATATAGGGTTTTAATTCCTTGTTTCCAAGCCTCCATGTGAACTTGATTAATCCACTTCGGCGTAGCTTGAGATGGAAACGCTAGGTTTAAGGAAACTGCCTGATCCACATATTGCTGACGTATACCCGCTTGCTTTATTAATTCAAGCTGATTTATCTCTTTAAATGTTTTAAAGACATCTTTAACCCAATCAACTTCTTTATTATTGATTTGATCCTCAGATATATCCACAGACTTGGTTAGTTTACCGTTAACATATCCCCAATTATTAAGTTCCTCTATTCCTTGAACTGAGCCACCATCTGAAAGTATACGATCCCAAGTTTCTCTGTTATTGATACCTATTTTTCTGAAGACTTTTTCTAACTCTATATTTTTTCTAATAAATGTTCCCTTGGCCGTTTGCTCAGTGAATACATTTGCTGCCCAAGGTTCGATTCCAGGGCTAACATTTCCACTAAGTTTAGAATTAGACACAGTAGGAGCAATCGCCATTAGATGCGTGTTTCTCATTCCAGTTCCAACACACCATAGAGGTTCTCCGTATTCCTCTGCCATGTCTCTCGATGCCATTTCAGCTTCGATCTTCATCTGAGAAAATATTCTCCTGGTCTCAAATTGAGCTGGAAGTCCTTCGAATGACATTCCCTTCTGTTGAAGATATGTATGCCAACCTAGAACTCCTAAGCCAAGTGCTCTTCCTTTTTCAGCAGATCTAACAGAGTTTTCAAATCCTCTCATGTTTTTAGCTCTCTGTATGAACTCTTCTAAAACACCATCTAAGAACCAAGTCGCAGTGTAAATGAGATCAGTGTCTTTCCACTCCTCGTATTTTGCTAAGTTAACAGAGGACAGACAACAAACAAAGCTATGAGACTCGTCGGTATGTAATGTGATTTCACTACATATGTTTGTCATGAATACCTTTAGTCCGTTTTGTTTATATGCTTCTGGGTTTTGCTTATTTACGTTACCCTTAAACATGATATAAGGTTCGCCCGTGGCTTTTCTTTTTTGTAGAACCTTTGACCATTTTCTTCTTGCTTCAGAGTCTCCTTCTTCTAGTTTTCTCATGAATTTGTCGCCAACAACTACACATTGGTGAAGATTTAGACATTGTCTATTTACATCTCCTTTAGGTTCTCTGATTTCAATCCACTCGTCGAAATCACCATGATCAATATTTAAGTTAACTGAGGCAGCTCCTCTACGGACCGATCCTTGGCTTGTTGCTAAAATAGTAGAATCATATATCTTAGTAAACGGAACAACCCCATCAGATGTGCCGTTTTGAGTTATACGGCTTCCCGCAGATCTAATTTGATTGATTCCGATTCCTACTCCGCCTCCGTGCTTAGCAAGAAGCATCATTTCTAGATTTTTAGTACCTATTTCTTGTATAGAATCTCCAACATCGATTCCAAAGCAAGAGATTGGAAGACCTCGATCAGTACCAGTATTAGAAAGAACGGGAGTGGCTAAATTAAGCCAGCCTCGCCATATATAATCAAAGAACTTACTAGCAAGATGGGGTTTTCCCAGTCTACGAGCAACTGCGGCAGATACTCGCCAGTAAGCGTCCTTTGGGGTTTCACCCTGTAAAAGGTAACCCTTTGATATTGTTTTAACGTAAATTTCTGTGTTTGCCCAAACTGGTAGGTCGACTCCTAATTCCCATCCGAGATCTTCTCCGTAATTTTTTGCCATGATATTCTGTCTTTGTTATGTTAAAATATGTCTTCCCAATCTTCTCCTTCTCCAGCCTTAGAGTAATCAGTTGATCTAATTGCAAAGAAATCAGTGTGAGTAACTCCACCGGTTAGGTGATAGAACCAGTCTAGCTCAACTGCAGAATTTTCGTCGTACTCGAAACTTTGTTCGTATCCTAG